TCGGAGATGATGTCGACGTGCATCATGGCCGCTCGCCTGCCCGCATGTCGGCGATGGCAGAAGCGACGCCGTCGAACAGCACGACGAACCCGGCCCACAGGGCGACGGTGACGGGCCAGGCGACATAGAGGTCGCTTGTCACCCAGGAGGTGACGAGGTGGGCGGTGGCGAACACGATGGCGGTGCGGAGGAGACGGTCACGGATCACGGGTCGTCCTTTCGGTAGGGTGCGGACTCTTGCACGTCGGGGAATGCTGTGGCAAGCAGAAATCCAACATCGGTTACAGAAATAGTGCAGGTGCACTAGAGGCATGTCACCTGTTCGGGTGAAAAACGCCGAAAGCCCCCACCGGCGACCGTGGGGGGACGGTCGTCGGTGGGGGACAGCTTCAGGCGTTCTTTGTATCGCTTTGGATCTGTTGTATCGGCGCCATCAGATCCCGGGCGCTTGTCGTCGGGGTGGAGTGGTCGGTCACGGCCCCAGCAGGTCGCGATCGTGCAGCAGAGGTGCTCGCGTCAGGCGGCGGATCAGCTCCGCCAACCGGTCGGCTTCCTCGTGGCCGCGCGGCACGACGCGGGTCAGGTAGCCGGCGACCTCGTTGGCTTCGGCGCTGGACAACTCGGTCACAGATATCCCCCGATCTCGTCGGTGTCGGCGTAGTAGGAGTACTCGGCCGACACCTGGCGCCACAGGGCCTGCCCGTCGACGGCGGTGCCGCCGAGGTCGTAGCGGGGCGGCAACTCATAATGCCGTTGAGTTTCGAGCTCGGCCACCCGTTCCTCAAGCTCGGCGAGCCGACGACGGAGGCGTCTCATGTTGCTACCAGGCCTCCCGCTTTCGGTCCTGCGGGTACACACCGGTCATCCAAGTGCGGCCGCGCTCGGGCGTCATCAACCACAACGCCTGCGCGGGTTCCTGAAACCCGAAGTTGGACACGGCGGCGTACTCGTCGTAGCCGACAAGTGAGCCGTTGATGACGAACGACGGTCCCCACGTCAACTGATGCCAATGACCCAACACCATCAGGTCGTACGGCTGATTGACGGCCTGGTACCGGGCACGCTTCCGAGCGTCCAGACGCATGATCGGAGGCCAAATGCCGCCGATGCCGGATCCGCCGGTGACTTGGTCACCGTGAGTGATGCACACCGTCTTGTCGTAGCACTTCGTCAAGTTGTCCGCAGCCTCACCGATGTCGAACGTGATCCGCTTGTCCGACGCCAACGTCCGAGCGATCAGGTGCCCGGTGAACCAGTCCCAGTTCGTCCGTGCCCGAAACTTCGCCATCGGCTTACGTGTCGTGCGTCCGTGATTGCCGACGACCACAGGGACGTGCACCTTACCGAACTCGTCGGCGAGGGTGACAAGCGCCGCGGCGAGCTGATCCGACCAGTGCAGCACCGACCCCATGATGACGTCGGCGTTGGTGTGCTTCAGTTCGTCATGGATGTCGCCCGCGTACAGGTCGCCGGCCAACGGGACGACAATGCCGTCGTAGGTGACACCGGACCAGAAGTCACGGCAGATCTTCACCGCCTGCTCAACCGTCGACCGGAGCCGCTGCTCGGCGATCTTGCGGTTGTAGGCGTTGACGCCACCAACTTGTGCCTCGTCCACGACCTCATCGAAATGCAGGTCCGACAGCAGCAGCCACGGGGTGCCGCGGTGCGGCTTGGACTTCGGTGGCGACGCCAACCATCTCGGCGGCTGCGACGGCTTCAGCTTGTCGAGGCCGATCATCAGGCCGAGCTCGCGTTGAGCCATCCGGCGCTGCTCGTTGGCCTCGTCGAGATCGTGCAACGCATCGCGATATTTGCGACGCAACGTCTCGAGGGCTGAAGCGTCGGGGTCGAGCGCCGCATCCAACGCGTCGACGGCGTCAGGCATTGCGTTCACACCAGCGTCGCACGGTGTGCTCGTGGACGATCACGCCCTGCGCCCGCAGGACACGAGAGATCTCGCGTGCCGACACGTTGCGCGCCGAGGCCCGCAGGATCGCGGCTCGGACGTCGGGTGGGAACCCGTCGATCATCGGGCCTTGCCCGCCACGTTTCGGGGTGGCGGCGTCGAGCGCTGCGACGGTCGGGTCGGACTTCGCCATGATGGCTCCTGTCTCCGGGCGGCGAACGGGAACGCCGTCGGGGGTAGGGGTCAGGGGCGCCCCGTCCGTGGGGCGTGGGTGCTCAGTGGAGCTGGTCGATGACGCGGATGGTGTCGAAACCGCGAGTCGGCGCCGTCAGGATCCGCCCCGACAAATACGTCACCTGCCATTCGACGTGGTACGTCCCGACATCGGACAGATCGCCGGTGTCCCAGTCGTAACGCACCGTCCCCGCAGCCGCCGACACGATCGTCGCCGCGGCGTTGATCTTCAGCACCGCAGCGGCATCCGTGTTTCGCATGTGGAACCGCACCGTGCAGCCGGTGAGGTCGAGCGGGGTCCGCGCCGGACCTTCGACCAGGGTCGAAGTGTAGGCGGGCAGCGTGTCGCCCTTGCGCAGCACCGTCGTCGTGTTCATCGCGTGGAAACCTCCAGGGTCGTGACGAGGGTGTCGGCGTCGAGTGTCGTGACGATGGTGCGCGCTTCGAGCACCGTGACGATCGTCGCGACGGCCCCGATGTCGGCGGGAATCTCGAAGGTCCGTGAGATCGCCGTGACCGTGACCGTGCCGTCGGTCCCCGCCCACGTCTGCGGCGCACCCGAGATCGTGAACGTGCCCGACAGCGTGGCGACAGTGACGGTGCCGTCGGTGCCGAACCAGGTAACGGTGCCGGGCGCGAACGATCCCGATGATGCTGCGACGGTGATGGTGCCGTCGGTGCCGGTCCAGGTGACCGGACCCGGCGTGAACGTCGCAGACGTTGCGGTGACTGTCGCTGTGCCGTCGGTACCCGTCCACGTCTGCGGGCTGCCACCGGTCGAAAACGCACCTTCGGTGGCGGTGACAGTGACCGTGCCATCGGTACCGGTCCACGTGACCGGACCCGGCGAAAACGCACCTTCGGTGGCGGTGACGGTGACCGTGGCGTCGGTACCGGTCCACGTCTGCGGGCTCGGTCCCGTCGACCCTTGGGAGAGCAGCAACAGCAGCATGGCCGCTCCGTCAGGTTAGGTGGAGCGCAGCAGCGTCAGCGTCTGCTCCACGTCGGCGAGGTTGCTTTCGATCATTGCGACAGCATCGACGTCGCCGATGATCTGTGCCTCGCCGAGCGCACGGGTGAGCGACGCCCGGCGAGCTTCCGCGAGACGGATGAACTCGTCCATGATGCTCACACCAGCACCACCATCTCTTGTGCGACGGTCGACTGGTTCGACAGCAGCAGCACGACGTCGTAGGTGTCGGTGCCGTCGATCGCCGCATACGCCGCCATTCTGTTACCGGTCGCATTCGTGCCGGTCTGGATGAAGTCGGTCGGCGTGTACGGGCTCAGCACCCGGTTCTGTGCGTCGAACCGGAAAATCTGGTTGATCGCCCCGCTGCTCCAGTTGTTTATGTAGGTCATTCGGCCCTCCGTGTCGGCGGCGCCGTAGGTTGCCGACACGGCGGTGGTGAGGGTGATCGACCCGTCATAGGTGATCGCACCGGTCCACAGGCCGGTGGTGCCGCCGGCGATGTCGAGCACGTCGAGCGTCGCCGAGTTGCCGCGGAAGAAGAAACAGAACGAGTGGCGGGCGTTGCGCGCCGTGTCGGGCTGGATCGCCCACGACGGAGCCCACACACACCCTGCCCCGTGCGCTGCGGGGCCGGCGCCGATGTAGGTGGTCGACCAGGCGTTCGACGCGATCGAGTTCGTCCCGTTGTTGATCGTGGCGTCGTTGTAGTTCCACACGTACGTCGTCGTCGTCGCAGTTGAGCGAACCACGATGATGTTGGGGAGTTCGATGACGAACTTCGCCGACGACGACGGGGTCGTCGTCCAGTTCGTGCCGAGGGTGTAGACCGGCGACGGTCCTGCGGTGTGCGACGCGATGATGCGGCGCTGACCGACAGCAGCGGGGGTCGTCGTGTCCTCCACGATGCGGATCTGGAAGTTGCGGAACTCGTTGACGGCGACAGCCGAATCGGCTGCGGTTGCGCGTCCGGTGATCGTGCCCGCAGCCGACGCGGTGGCGGTGATCGCCTTGCGGCCGTCGATCGTGGCGTCACCCGAGATCATGCCTTCGCCGGGCAACATGTTGTACGGGCCGTACTGCTCATCGAGCACGAGCATCGCCGAGTCGGTGCCGATCGTCGCGGGCAGGTTGGTCGTCGACAGACCCGACGACAACGTGTTGGACGCGACCTCGAACGACCGCCACGAGTTCGACGCCGTCGTGCCTGCGCCGAGCATGAACACCCTGCCGCCGAGAATTTCGTAGCGCGCACCGGACGCCGGGGTGAAACTGAACGCCGTGCCGACCTGGACAGTCGGAGTGGTGCCGCCCGAGTTGCCGGTGATGTAGCGCTCCTCGGTCTTGCCTGCGGTGGTGTCGATGATCCGCAACTTGAATCCGAAGTCACCGGAACCGCCACGGTTCGCGAGCATGTTGACACCGACGCCCGTCGGCAAAGCCGTCGACAGCACGACGCTTGTCGTTGTCGCACCGGCAGCGATCGTGCCGACAAGCGCCTGTGACGGCGCGAACTCCATCGCGGCCCCGGCACCGAACGTCCCGGCGAGCGCCGGCGACTGGACGAAGTTCCATGCCTTCGTCACGATGTTGAACCGGTTCAGGACCGTGTTCGACACGAGCTGATATGCGAACGGGTTCCGGGACACGTCGGACCGGTGGTCGGCCGTCACGCATCCGCCGGCGGCGTGAGGGTTCGGTGCCGGGGCGACCTGCACCCACATCGGCCGGTCGATGACCTTCTTGAACTGGTTTGCCATGTGTGGTCGCTCCCTTGTGTCAGGTGATGCGGGCGCGGACCGTCTGCGCCCACCCGGTCCGGTTGGTGTCCATCACCTGCATCTGCGCGTTGTAACCGCCGATGCCTGCGATGTTCGAAAGCGTCGTCACGGTCGAGCACGTCGTGACCGTCGAAACGGTGGTGACAGTCGTGACGGTTCCCGACTCCACGACCACAGTGCCACGCTGACGGCCAAGCGACGGGTCGTAGCCGCGAGGGGACAGCAACGCCTGCAACAGCAGCGACAACAGATGTTCGGCGTAGTCGTCGCGGACCGGGAGCGGCGCAACGTCAGACACGTCGACCGCGGTGCCTTCGGCACCGGCGGCAAGCTTGACGCGTTGGAACTGCACGCCGCCGATGTCGTCGGTCGCGACGATCTCACCTGTCCCCGGAAGGGTCACATTGTCAGCCATCGGTCAGCTCCCGGAGATCGTGTACGTCAACGTGGGCCCGGTGACGTTGCCGCCGTTCGTGACAAGCGACGACGCCGGGATGTCGACCGACAACAGCGTCCGAGCGGAATCGGATGCACCCTCGATGTAGTAGCCGATCGCCGTCCACGTCTCACCCGACGCCACCGACGTCCACGACGGCGCCGCCGCAGTGATCGACGCCGTGTTCGGCGTGTCGTTCTCAGCGATCGCGACCGACGCCAGATCGGCACGCGAATAGCCCGACGCCGCAGCCTCAGTCATCGCAGCGGTGAGATCGCTGAGGAAGTTGTAGTCGCGGATCGCCGACTCGGCCGGCGCCGAGCCCTTGAACACCGCGGCGCGAATGTCGGTCGACGCGCTGATTGCGTTGTTCGCGAGGTAGAACAGGCCACGGTTCGTCATGTAATGAGGCATCAGAACTCCTCCTCCTGCGGGATGGTGTTACCGGCGGCGAGGACGAACCCGAGCGCGGCGAGCGTCGCAACGATCCGCGACTCCGTGCCGTCAGGGACGACGTTCCACACAGCCTCAACGGCAAGCAACGCCGCGAGAACCCGGTAGACGGCCCGGCGGACTTTGGCGGGGAGCAGATCAGCGATCACGACGCCTCCTTCTGTGATGGCCGCTTCCGCGGCGCAGACTTCAACTTGCGAGCGTTCTCCGCGACGACAACATCCGTCGCGTCTTGCGTCGCACCCATCCGCTCGAGAGACCGCAACCGGTCGCCGTGCGAACGCACCTCGGCTTTCACGTCGCGGACATCCTCGCGGACCTCTTTGATGTCGCCGGCCATCTCACGGACAAGTCTCACCGTCTCGCCGTGATCCTTGCGGTTCTCGCGATGCACCCGCCGGGTTTGCACCCACAGACCGGCGAGCACACCGACAAGAGCGAGGGTCGCCGCGACGATCTGCGCCGTCGGACCGGACACCGCGAACATGACCTCAGCCTCCGAGCGCCGTGATCCAGGCCGACGGCTTCCAGAACGGCGCCGACAGCGTGTTGAACGACGGATGCAACCATCCGAGGATGCGGGCCTCGTTGAAGTCCTGCTCGGTGATGTGACGGCAACGGAAGCCGTCGTAGAACCAGCGCCGCGGGTCGTTGCGGTTGTCTGCGTTGCCGACGATGACAAACATGCGGTGCTGCTCCGTTGACGGTGATGGGGGAGGGGGAGGGGGTGGGGCGACGGGCCGGAACACGTCGGCGACGATCTGTCGGCGCAGACCTGCGCCAGGGCACGCCGTCGCGCCAAGCTCGCCATGCCCGACAATCTTGAGGGTCCGCCCGGCGCGCTGCTCTGCTTCGGCGACGAGACGGCGCACCTCGACGACCGCTGCCGGGCTCGCCTCGGCGTCACCGTCAACGGTGACGAGGATCGCGAACGTGTGGTCGTTGTGGTCTTTGGTGGCGGCAGGCTTGAGGTCGTCGCCGCGGATCCCCCACGACTCACCGACGGTCGCGACGGCGACGCTGTAACCCAAGCTGTAACCGCGGTTCGTCGTGTAGTCCCGCTGCATCGCCCGCAGGAATGCGCCGTACGCCTGACGGTCGTCGCCCTCCGGGCAGTCCTTCGAAGCGGTGTAGTGGATCACGATCGTGTCGATGCGTGACCAGTCGATCGGTGGGCCCGTCACCGGCAACGCCGGCGACACCCACGACTGGCGGGGGTGAGTGAACACGTCAGCTGGCGGCTTCGTAGGTCATCGTTGCCACGACGACGTCATTGACCGCCAGCGCAGCAGTGAACCCCGAGCCGGTCGACCCGAGCGTGTTGGGCGAGACACCGACGCCGTGCCCCTCGAACTGCAAACCCGTCGTCGACACCAGGACGGCGTTACCCGTGTATGAGAGTGCCGCCGACGAGTCGAAGATGGCGCCCGTTCCGAGGGTGCCCTGCGAACGCGCCGCTGTTGCCGGCAACGACACCTGCACGGCGGTGTTCGCCGTGCCAGCGCCGGTCACCGTCAAGCGGAACGAGGCGATGATGAGTCTGCCCCAGCGGCCGAACACGGCATGGTTCACTGTTGCCGTCACGACACCGGCCTGCTGCAGCGTCGGCGTCCACGTCCTCCACGCACCACCCTCACCCATCAGATAGGTGTTGATGTCCGACTCGGTCAAAGTTGCGCCGTTCCACGCCGTCTTCTGTGCCATCAGAACCCCTTGAGTTAGAACGCCACGACGTCAGACCCGCCGACAAGCGACGAGCCGACAATGAACAGATTCAGCGGCACCGAAATCAACGACAGCCGCACGACATGCGACGCCGGAGTCAGATCGTGAGCGACGCCCTGCACCAACAGATCCTGAGTGATCGTGTTACCGATACTGTTCGGAATGAACTCGACCGACACGACATCGGTGATATCGAGCGCAAGGACCGAATCCTGTTGCGCCGCCGTCAACGCCGCCAACTCGACAGCGATCTCCGCAACCTGCCAACGCGGCGTGCTGTACCGCTCGAGGAGGAACTCGGCCAGGTCCAGCGACTGGGTGTCGGTGGCAAGCAGCAACCCCGTCAACGACAACGACCGAGGCGACCCGTTCGCTGCCTGCCATGCCGTCAGATCGGCAACCTGCGCCGTCTGATTCACCCCGCCCTCGCGGTCAACGCCGACACGGCTGAACAGGAACTCGCCATAGCGAGCCTCGATCGTCTGGAACGGCACACCGCTACCACCGAACGACACCGACGGCGACACACCCGCGGCGACGTTACGGTCGCGGAACGTCAACACGCCGTCGGCGTCGGCGAAGAGGTAGCCGAGTTCGGAGCGGGCGATGAGTTGCATGTAGTTCAGGACGCTCGATCCCCACGACACGGCATCCTGCGCCAACGTCTCCAAGCCCGTCGAGAACGACGTCCGCTGCGACGGAAATGCCACCTCGGAACGGATGCAAGAATCCGTCAACTTCGCCCCGGCAGTCGTCCCCGTCGACGTCCACGCGTCGAACTCGGCGGCACCCAAATGACCGAGCGCGTCGGTGCCGCGGAAGATCGTCACCGACCGACCAGACACATCGAACTCGAACTGCAACTCGTCGGCCTGCCCGGTCATCAACGTCCGAGCGCTGTAACCGGCCGCCTGTGCACGCACACGCAGCCCGACACCGGGACGGACCCGGCCGTAGTACGGAGACGACGGGAACGTCGGATCGAACGAACGGTCAAGGTTGAGCACCTGCACCGTCATGTCCCCGGCGTCGA